TGCTATTAATGCAGATAGTGAAAAAGCTAAAACTGGCTCTGGTGGGCGCAGAATAAAGATTAGGAGCTACTAATGGCGACTATTGTAAAACGTGCAACAAAAGGCGCTCCGCTTACGCATGATGAAGTTGACGCTAACTTTGAAAATCTAAATACAGATTTAACAGGTAAGATTGGCGCTACTGGTGGTACAATAAACGATGATGCTATCGTTAACTTTGGTAATAGCACTGATTTACAAATTTATCACAACACAACTGGCAACGATGGTTACATTAAAAATAACACTGGTGAGTTGTATATTCGAGGTGATAATATTACTCTTGGTGCGGTAGACGCGACAAGCCCAACATTTATTACAATGGATGAAAATGGCGCTGTTGAATTATTTTTTAACAATAGTAAAAAGTTAGAAACAACGACAGATGGTGTTACGGTAAACGGTGCATTAACTGTTACTGGTGGATTTACTACAGCAAGTCTTACCGTTTCTGGTGCGCTAAGTGCTGACAGTTTAACAGCTACAAATGCGCTTACATCTGGTTCGGTTGTAACAGGATTAATTACGGCTAGTGGGGCGGTGACAAGTGCAGGGCTTACGTCAACTGGCGATGTAACTGTAACAGGTAATGTAACAGCAAGCGGAGATATGTCTGCAAGCGGTGTTACGGCAACATCTGTTACCTCAACAGGAAATATCAGTGGTTCGGCTATATCGGCTACCACAGTGACAACAACAGGCGATATTACGTCTGGAAGTAATGTTATTGCTACTGGAAGTATTACTTCTGATAGCGTAGCAGCTAATGGTTCCATCTCTGGTGGGGCTATCAGTTCAACAGGTGCAATAACGTCTAATGGCGGTATTAATTCTGTTGGCAATGTGACTGTAACTGGAGCGTTAAGTGTGACAGATGCAGAAACAACTAGGTCAAACCTCGATGTCGATAGGGCAGGCGAGGCATTGGCATTCAGTATAGCCTTGGGTTAATTAGAAAAGGAGTAAATCATGGCTGATGCAGCGAAAGCTACAATGGAAGTTACAGTCCTTCCAGATGAGATTGCAAAAACATTCTCAGCGACAATGACTGTCACACCTGAAGATGCAAACGACAAGTGGTACTACAAGCTATCTTCAGTAAACAACACAAGCTCTGACCTTATTGCAGGACATTTTTTAGATTATACTGCACAAGACAGTTCTACAGCACCAACAGCCGTTGCAGGCACAGATAAAGTTAAGTTTCTTTACATTAAGAATGTAGACGGAAACGGTGGCTCTATTCATGTTTGTTTTGACGCAGGAACGGCAACGGCAACTTTGGGTGACGCTGTTACAATAGGTCCAAACGAGGCTTTTGCGGCACGTTTACCAAATGCAACGGTTGCAGAAATTCACGCAATTTCATCAGCATCTACTGTTGAGTGTGTTGTTTGCGCTTTGCTTGACGACATTTAGGTAAGAGGTAAGCACATATGGCTAATACGTTTAAAAACTACACAGCGGCTTCAGTCGGTCAGTCTGAAGAAACTGTATATCAAGTGCCGCAAGGTACAACGTCAGTGGTTATTGGATGTAATTTAGCCAATGTGCATACTGCTCAAGTAAAAATATCTGTCAAGGCTGCATATGTTCATTTGGTTAAAGATGTACCTTTGCCAAGTGGTGCGGCCTTGTCAGTTCTTGATGGAAAAGTTATTCTACAAGAAGGAAATACGGTCACGATAGAAAGTGACACAGACAAATCGGTTGACGTTATATTGAGCGTGTTGGAGCAAACATGAGCAAGCAGAACGAATTAGTTGAACTTGCAAGAACTGGCGCATCAGGCGGTGGTGGCAAAAATCTTGTTATAAATGGAGCCTGTCAAGTATCACAAAGAGCAACGTCAACTACTGGTATAGGTGCTAGTTCTGTTTTTGGTTCAGTAGATAGATTTCAAGTAGCGTCAGGCACTACTGGAAGAGTTACAATGGCACAAGACGGCGTAACTGATTTAGCAGGCTTTTCAAAATGTATAAAATTAAGTTGCACAACAGCAAGAACTCCCTCTGCATCTGAATTAATGTTTTTAAGGTATGCTTGGGAAGGGCATGATTTACAACGTATTAGTAAGGGTACCGCTAGTGCAAAAGCAACAAAAATAAGTTTTTATGTTAAAGCTAGTGGTGTTTTTAATATGGCTTGTGAGTTATATGATGCCGATAATAACAGACATATATCACAATTATTTGCTACATCAACCAGTTGGAATAGGATAGAATTAGATATTCCTGCTGACACAACAGGTGCTTATGGTGAAGACAATGGAGCAGGATTGCTTATGCAACTTTGGCTTCATGGCGGTACAGACCGAACAAGCGGAACCCTTCCATCAGCATGGGCGACTAAATCTTCGAACACTAATCAAGCGGCAGGAATAAGCAACTTTCTTAGCAGTACAAGTAACGAATTTTATTTTACTGGATTGCAATATGAAGTTGGGGATAAAGTAACGGACTTCGAACACGAAAATTATGGAACGACTTTAGCCAAGTGCCAGAGGTATTATTGGCAAGCCGTTGGTTCAGGGCCACATTATTATGCTACTCAATATTCTTCTGGTTATAGATTTGTACAAGTAGATTTTGGACAAGAAATGAGAGCAACCCCAACCGTTACAGTTTCATATGCTGCTGGTGCTAGTCTTACAAATTATTTACCGAATAGACAACATTGGAAAGCCTATCTTGCAGCGGCTTATAGCGTTGTCACTAGTTACAGAAGTGACAGTTTAAAATTCGATGCGGAGCTATAAATGAATATTACAAAAGCAAAACATAATAAATTTGAGGGTCAGGATACTGGTTGTGTAACAGCGACAATAGATGACGTAGAACTGCAAGTTCCAAAAGATACAGAAAATAGACACTGGGTAGCCATACAAGAATGGGTTGCAGACGGTAATACAATAGAGGAAGCTGACTAATGGCAGGGTATATAGGCGCAAACACTAGCTCAGTAACTAACAACCAAAATGCGGCTGAACGTAGAAAGAAGTTTACGTTTACAGCTAACACAACTGCGCTTACTGGTTTAAGCTTTTTACCTAACAAAATACATATATTCCACAACGGAATACGCCTCGTAAAAGATACGGATTTCACAGAGGCGGCTGATGGACAGAGCGTAACCCTTGTAAATGCTGCACAAGCAGGCGATGAAGTGGTAGCAGTTACGTTTTCTCAAAACCCTTCATCTGGTGGTTATTCTGATACAGATGTTGACGCACACTTATTAACGGCAGGCGTTACGCTTGATGCAACGAATGATAGGGTTGGCATGGGGGGCGTAACCTCACCAAGCATACCATTAGAAGTAAAAGGCCGTTCTGCGGATGGAAGATTTTTGCGTGGCTTGGATAATGGTGGAACAGATATGCTTGACTTTGGGCATAATGGTACTGAGGCTTTTATTGACGTCACTCATAGTGGTGGTGCATTTAGCGATTTAGCATTTAAAACTACTGGTGCAGAGCGTATGCGTATCCTTGCTGGTGGGGGTCTTACATTCAACGGAGATACCGCAGCCGACAACGCTTTGGACGATTATGAGCAAGGCACATTTAATTTTGAAATGGTTGGTTACTATGGCTCTCCAACACCTAAAGTACAGATACCTGCTCATTACACTAAAATCGGTAACACAGTTCATTTCTGGGCGCTTAAATCATCTATAAATAGTACTGGTTACTCAGGCAATATGTGGTTTACTGGATTACCTTTTACTGCACCAGCACCATACTCTATAGGCAATATTTCTTTATATTTTATAGGAACCTATACTGGTTACGGGCCACATACATTAATTTCTGGTGGTACTGTTTATGCATTATTGCATCAAAGTAATGCTTCTTCATGGAGCGCAGTCATGCACAACGTAGTTAGTTCGAATGGTGAAGTATATATGGCTGGAACATATAAAGTTTAAATAAGAGGAACTTAAAATGGCACTAACAGAAGAAACAATAGAAGATAAGGTTGAAATTGTTAGTAACAATGATTGGAAAGTAATCCAAGTCAGAGATGCAACGATTGTAAAGCGAGACGGTGTGGAAATAAGCCGTTCATTCCATAGGCACATTGTTATGCCAGATATAAGCGCAGATGATTTAGCGAATGAAAGTGCAGACGTACAAGCTTTTGCTGCACAAATTTTTACTGATGAAGTAAAGGCAGCGTATGCTGCACACCTTCAGTCAATGATTAGAGAATAGGTAAATTTTTTAATGGCAGGCTATATTGGAAGTACAGGCGCAACGCCCCAAGCTACTCAAACGAGAGATACCTTTACCTGTGTTGGCGGTGAAACCAGTTTTGCCACAGGTGGATATTCGGTCAACTATGTTGACGTATTTTTAAATGGTATAAAAATGCAAGTGGGTACGGACGTAACGGCAACTAATGGTTCCGATGTAATTTTTGCCAGTGCTTGTTCAGCTTCGGACATTGTAGAAGTCATAGCATACAAAACCTTTGAAGTTGCAGGCGCAGTAGGCGGTGGAATGTTCAAGGGTGAGAACGGCACAACTGGCACAAGTGCAGGCGATATATTTAGAGTTAACGAGCAACAGCTAGACACAGATGTAGAAATTACATCGGCAGAAAATGCCAGTGCAACAGGTCCACTTACAGTGGCTTCTGGAACAACGCTTACAGTTAATGGGAACTTGGTGATTATATGAGTACGTTAGTAGTAGAAAATCTAAAGGGGCCAACAACAGGCGCTAATGCCAATAAGATTATCGTACCGTCTGGTCAGACACTGGATGCTAGTGCAGGAGTGCTAACGCCAAGTGCTGGGGCTGTTATACAATTCATATCTTACAGTTCATCCAGTACAGCAGAAACTAATATACTGACTTTAAATATTACACCTAAATTTAACACAAGTAAGGTATTAGTTCTTTGTAATTTAGGGTTATACCTTAATAGTAGTGCGGCTGTGTCTAGAGGTGACCTAGGTATAAGAAGAGACTCTACTCTTGTTCGAGGTCGTGACGATGCAGGGGGGGAAGGGTTTTTTAGAGATAGTAGCGGTCATTTTAAATCATACATGACAGTTTTTAATTTCTTAGACAGCCCTGCAACAACAAGTGCCATTACTTACAAAGCGTTTCACAAGGGAAATGATTATAATGCAGGAGGACATTTTAGCCAACACTACACAAGCATGTCACTAATGGAGATAGCCCAATGAGCATCCTGAAGGTAGACACCATAAACGAAAAGACTAGTGGTAATGGGGTGCAGATTGCAGGCCATGTTGTTCAGATGGTTAATACGTCTTGGAATACTCAAACAGCTATTTCATCGCAAAGTGCTACAGCAATAACTGGTGCATCTTTAGTAATAACTCCAAAATTTTCAACAAGTAAAATAGTTGTTTTGGTTAATCTTAGCGCAAGAATAGCAGACTCGAATACTACTTATTACAACACTGGTTTTGAGATTTTAAGAGGCTCAACTCAATTACAGACACTTCCTACAGATAATGCAGGACCATTTGAAATGGGTCATTACGATGGCGGTCATAGCGGTGGAGAAATTGTTTTAAGGTATGCAAATAATATTGTAGATAGTCCATCAACTACAAGTGCTACAACGTACAGCGTCAAAGGTAAAATTTATGGTACAGCAGGAGCAATTCTAACTATAAATTCTGGAAATACTACCAATGGACAGTCCTCAATTATATTAATGGAGATAGCCCAATGAGTTCTATCTTAAAAGTAGATGAAATACAGAACACTGGCGGTACTAGTGCGCTAACCATAGATAGCAGTGGTAGGGTTTTTAGAGGTGTAATTCCAGCGTTTATGGTTAGTTACAATGCTACTTGGGTACAACTTTCGGCTAATGACGTTATTCCTTTTAACGTTGATAATGTTGGAAAATTCTTCAATCATGGAGGGCATTTTAATACAAGCAATTATGCTTTTACTGCACCAGTAACAGGACTTTATTCATTTCTTTTCAATGCTTACACAGCACAATCTGATACGTTTAATTCTTTTGCACCTTATTTAAATGGCTCAATAGTAAATGACGGTACTACTTATGGTCTTTATGTTCAATCTGGAGAAGATGCAGCGGCAGACCATACAGTGTCTTATACTTTTTTACTAAATCTTTCAGCAAACGATGTAATAAAAATGCACGCCACTTCTGGTTCAGATATTTACGGTCACCAAAGTCATTTTGGTGGATATTTAATAGGATAGGAAAAATGACAGATATAGCTACAGCACTAAACGAACTTAACGTAAAAGAATGGGTTTTGCGTGGCGAACCTACCTCTGAAGCAGAGTTCAATGAGATGTTCCGCAAAGTAACAGGCGCAGATGATAATGGCTCTGCAATCGAAAGCAGTAACCCTAGTGACTTCGGTGTTACATGGAAGCAAGCATCAGATAAAAAGACTGAGCTAGTTAACGCCAAGCCGATGGCCGACCTTCGAGCAGAACGTGACAGACGCTTGGCTGAAACAGATTGGTGGGCTTCTAGTGACATAACCATGAGTTCTGAGCGTATTTCGTATCGTCAGGATTTAAGAGACATACCAAGTAGCGCAACTAGTTTAGACGATGTGTCGTGGCCTACTAAACCATCGTGAGGTAACTAATGACTAAAGCAAGAGACATAGCAGACTTAGGAGCAGTAACAGCTAGGCTTGATACTGTTGGTGGTAGTAGCGGTGCGCTGAGTAACAGAAACCTTATAATTAATGGTGGTATGACAATAAGTCAGAGAATTGGCACAACTGCTACCGCAATTACTGGCGGTGCTTATGGACTAGACCGTTGGGGTATGTACTATGATGGAAACTCTTACACAACTCAACAAGTAACAGATGCTCCTGCTGGGTTCTATAACAGTATGAAACTTACCGTTACTGGAACAACTACTCCAAATTATTCTTTCTTTGGACAAAGAATAGAAGGTTTAAATGTAAATCATTTAGGACTAGGAGCTGCGAATTGTCAAACATTTACAGTTTCATTTTATGTAAAGTCAAGTGTTGCTGGTGTATATTCAATTAGTATGACTAATGGTGCCAGTGATTTAGCATACCCAGTACAATACACAATTAATTCTGCTGACACTTGGGAAAGAAAAACTATGACCATCCCACCAATTACAAGTGGTACATGGACTAAAGATAATACTAACGGATTATACCTAAGAATAAATCTAGGTTCACCAAGCGGTAGAACAGATACGTCTGGTGCATGGAGCAGTGGAAACTTTGACGGTGCGGATGGTTCTACTGGTGCAGTTACTTGGGCAACTACAAGCGGTGCAACTTTTTACATGACTGGCTGTCAAATAGAACTAGGTACAGAAGCCACGCCCTTTGATCATCGGTCATTTGGTGATGAGTTGTTAAGGTGCCAGAGGTATTGTATCGATTTAACACCTACTTCTGGAACTTCACCTTATATTGGTGCAAGTGCCGCTGCTGGTAATACTACTGTTGCTGTGGCTCATATAGCATTACCAGTACAAATGAGGGCTACACCATCAGCTACCTTATCAGGAACGGCTGGTAATTATACAGTTTTTAATGGTGCTGACAGAACATGTACTAGCTATGCAATTAATGGAATGAGTCCTCTTGGTGGTGGTATTAATTTTACATGTAGTGGCGGTGGGCTTACTGCTAATGATGCGTGTGGTATTTATGTTGCTAACACTAATGTAAGAAGTATAATTGAAGCGGAGTTATAGCTATGAATATTACTAGCGCAAAGTATATTGCTAATATTGTAACAGGTGAAAATTCTTGTATTAATATTGTTTCAGAAGGCAAACTAATATCTGTGCCTTTAGACCCAGACAATTCCCATTACCAAGCAATTCTTGAGTGGGCGCAAGAAGACGGCAACGAGATACAGGAAGCTGAATGACTGCATTAAACCCATATGTCGAGCGTGATAATAATGCAGTAGGAGCGAATGTTGTATTTGCAGGCAAGCGATATTGGTTGGCAGGATATTGCGAAGGTGACGGCAT